TTTTTCCATTACTGGAAGTAATTTGACAAGTAATGTTTCCATTACAATGTCAGAATAATGTGAATAGGTATCTGGAACTTGTTGATCATTCCATACACCAAAGTATTCCGTAAATTGACTTATATATTTATTATCAAACATCGTGCGCGCGACCTGCTTCTTCATCATGAAATAATCATAACAAAATTTAGCTAAATCTTCTGATATCGCTTCTTTAATAACTACATACTTATCTGTTTTAAAACTCATATTTTCTCCTTTTTGTTTTCTGTTGCTTGTTTTCTTACAGTGTCGGTAATCATCTTTTGTACTGCCTGTAAGTTAAAATGAATAAATCTGAAATCTTGAAGTCCTGCATCAACGATATATTCATGTGTTAAATACGCTGGAATAAAAATCATTGTTCCTGGTTTTGGACGATAATGTATTTTATCAGTTCCTAACGTAATTTCTTTTTCATTCTTTAAAGGTAATTGTGTCATCATCTTACCTGCTCTTGGATCGTGAAATACTGGTATTGATGTTTTTTCAGAACATCTTAAAAAATAAAAACCACTAATATGGTTATTGTAATGCACATGTGGCGTATGATTTCCACCTGCTTTTTCTGCAAATTGCTGAACCCAAAATTCAGTCCAAAATAATTCATAGTTAGTTAAATCATAACCCATATGATCTAAAACATTCCATGAAGTTGAACCAATATATTCTTGTAATTCTTTTAAATCAGGATCTCCAACTAAAGATGTTGAATGATGGCTCATAGAAAAATCACCTATTTTTTTACCTAATTCTTTTTCACGTTCTTTAATTGCTTTAATATTATTTTTTTTAGCTGCTTTAATATATTTATCACAAACTTTATCTACATGATCTACCCACTCTGGAATCTCAATAGAGTAAACAGGTGTACTAAAATATATTGATGAATTTAATTGATCTGTTTTTGCCATTAGTTTAAATCCTTTCTGTGTTTATTTATATACTGTAATATAACATCTATATTACAATTTTCAACATATCCAACTGTTAAATTACATCTATCACAAAGTAAATCTCTAATTTTATTTGTATTGTGACAATGATCTACATTTAAAGGTCTAGATAATTCTTTTTGATGTTTATTACAAATAGCACATTTACCATTTTGTTTTTCAAATATTTCATTATATTTTTCTGTAGAAAGACCATAAGCTTTTCTTAAAACATAATCTCTCTTTTTAATTTTAATTATTTCTGCATTTTTTTTACGATATTCTTTTTGATATTCAGAACCATATTCTTTATTTTTATCTCGCCAATTTTTATTTCTTGTATTATGCTCTTTTCTATTTTTTTGAACATACTGTTTATCATATTCTTTCTTTTTTATAGGATCTTTATATGGCATGTTATTTAAATGGGTATCCTAAATTCCAAATCACCAAAGAATATCTAGTTCCTTTTGTAACTGCTTTTACGCGGTGCCAAACGTGAGATGGGAACACAACAATTGATCCTCTTGGTTTAATTTCAGCACATTTTCTAACAGTTGGTTTATCTGGATCCATATTTCTAAAATCAAATTCTAATTCACCACCTTCATAATCTTCTGGTGCTGACAAACTACAAGTAACGGATAACTTTCTTATTTTACCAAATGTATCTGGATTATCTTTATTTGCATATGCTCCCTCCCAGGAATCACAGTGCCAATCGTAAAATTGATTTAATTTATATTTTGTAAATTGACATGACTCACTAAAATCCCAATCAAAATTCCAGTTAGCTAATTTATTTGCTTGATGTATGAATGGTTGAATTTCTTTATAGATCCAACGATCATTTAACCAAACTATATTTGAATCTCTTTTCTTTTTTAAATCTATTATATCTTTATCATCTAATGGTTTACCTTCATTAATTTTTGTAGTTTGACCACCAGTTAAAGCTAATTGTTCTTGTTGTGATATTCCGTATTTAATTAATTCATCACAAAATCTAGGTGTGAGTGCACTTTGAAAATAGTAGTAGTAATTCTGTAAGTTCATTTCTAAATACTATATATTAATTTCTATAGGATTTGTAAATAGATAAATTATTATTTAAAATGATGCTACAGTCAATGTTCCAGATACTGTAAATGTTGCAACTTTATCACCATTTGGTGCTGTTGTTTCAACGTTAGTTCCTGGTGCTAAAGTTACAGCTGGTGCTGCTCCTGCCGGATATCTAACAATAACAATACCAGATCCTCCAGATCCACCTGATCTATTTGAAGATGTAGCTCCTCCACCTCCTCCGCCACCCGTATTTGCGGTTCCTGGAACTCCATCAGTACTTGTATTTGGTGAACCTGCTCCACCACCGCCTGATCCACCTGCACCTACGCTAGGAGCTCCTGGTGCTCCTACACCTCCACCTCCACCTCCTGCATAAAACACTGCACATCCTGAAATTGAATTAGGTGCTCCTGCTCCTCCATCACCTGATTTTGTACCAGCTATTGCTGCTTGTCCAGCTGCTGTTGCTCCACCTCCTCCACCTGCTAAATCTCCATTTGTATTTCCATCTCCACCTGCATTTCCTTGTGATGGACTTGATGGTGGTGTATTTCCTGCAGCACCAACACCACTATAACTTCCTCCACCTCCAGAACCCCCTGAATTACCATCTTTATTTGAAACCCAAGCACCACCTCCTCCACCACCCGCTGAAGTAATTGTTGAAAATACTGAATTTGATCCTGTACCACCTTTAGTTGCTGGAGGATATGTTCCAGCTGTTCCTCCACCTCCAACTGTAACTGGATAAGCTGTTCCACCAGATAATGTTAATGCTGATCCTTGTAAAGGTGCAGGTCCAAAACCAGAAGCTCTATAACCTCCAGCTCCACCACCCCCAGCACCAGCTCCATCTGTAGATCCACCACCTGCACCACCTGCTACTACTAAATAATCTGCACTAAAAGGTTGAACTGCTGGCTTCGGCCACGTTCCTTGTTTGATTGCACTAAATTGACTTTTTAAATTCCAAACACCACTTGCCTTGTTTAATTCTTTTACGATCACGATTCCCGAACCGCCGGCTCCGCCTGTTGATGTACCACTCGTTCCTGCTCCACCTCCACCTCCTCCGCCTGTATTAGCTGTTCCTGATGTTCCTGTACTAGGTGATCCACTAGGTGCTCCTGCTCCTCCACCACCAGTTCCTCCTGCTCCAAGAGGTCCACCTCCACCTCCACCTGCATAAACTCCTGAATTAGGTAAACCTGGTCCAAATATTGGAGTTACATCTGATCCTGCTCCTCCTGTTCCTGCTGTAGTAGGGCTTTGTGCATTTTGTCCTGCAGCATTTGCTCCACCACCACCTCCTCCTGCTGCTCCAGTTGCAGCAAAAAATGATCCACCTGGATTTCCTTGCGGTGGACTTACTGGCGGAGTATTACCTGTTCCACCTGCTCCTGGTGTAGAAAAAGAACCTCCTCCACCACCTGATCCTCCAGGTCCACCAATAGTTCCTAATGGTCCAGTTGCTCTAGCACCAAATCCTCCGCCTGTTGATGTAATTGTTGAAAAAATTGAATTAGTACCACTACTTCCACCTCCTCCTCCTGTTGGTGCAATTCCACCTGCTCCACCTGCTCCCACTGTTATTGAATAAGGTGTTGCTCCACAAACTGAAAAAGATGAACAAGTACGAAGTCCTCCTGCACCTCCACCTCCTGCTCCTTCAGGACTTGCTCCATTTGCTGCTCCACCACCACCAGCTACAACTGCTGTTGCAACTAATCTAGTTCCTGGTTGTGTTGTGACTGTTGTTGAACCGGTAGCAATAGTTTGTGTACACTTTCCAAACGATGTTGGATTGATTACTCCTACTATACCGCCATTGGGTGATCCCATAAGTCACTACTCCTGTTTAAAAATTCTTTAACTTAATTGCCTGTAGCAATCCAAGATGAAGTGTCAGGTGACCAAGCGAATGTATTTTGTTGATCGTCTTTACCAGTCCATCTTTGTCCAGCTTCATCCCAAGAAATAAAGTATCTTACATTATCTCCATAAGTTGTAACTGTTGGATATGCAACTGGGGCTTTCCAGTCGTCATTAGAGTCTAGTGACCAAGATGCGAATGGTTGTGGTGCTATGAATTTATTTTTTGTGGAATCAAACG